ATTTTAAAAAATTCTATTTATGAGTATGGAATTACCTTTATATATGTTGGAAATATCTGATGATTTAAACGATGATGCAGAGGTGCAGTTCGTTTCATTAGTAGATAGACCTGCTATTCAAAAGAATTGGAATGCATTTAAAAATGAACAAAAGTTTCAAATCATTAGTGAAGATAAGCGTATTATTAGTGGATGCGCTATGTTGGCTGATACTCCTATCTTTAGGAGTGATGCTAATTTTGGGGACTATTATGTGGCTTTCAGTAAAGATACAATTACAAAGATTGTACAGAAGTATTTTAAGAAAGGCTATCAAAACAACGTAAACTTAATGCACGACCCTAATCAAATTGAAACAGGGGTTACAATGTTTGAAAGTTTCATTAGTGATAAATCTAGAGGAATTGAGCCAATGTAAGGATTTGAAGATGCGCCTGATGGTAGTTGGTTTGTATCTATGCTAGTAGAAAATGATGAAGTATGGGATAAGGTCAAGCAAGGTATGGTTAATGGGTTTTCTATTGAAGGGATATTTAACTATGCTCCTAAAGTAACTGAAGAAGAAGTTAAAATGCAAAGAATCAAAGACATATTATGTCAAGTTGATTTTTAAGTGATAAATATTAATAATTATAAACATTTAAATAAAAAGAAAAATGAACACAAAAGAAGCATTGATGCAAATAAGAGCCTTATTTGAAAATATGCCACAAGTTGTTGAGCCTGTTGCTCCTGTTGCTGAAGTAGCACCTGAAGTTACAAAGGTAGAAATGGCTGAATATTCTTTAGTAGATGGAACGAAAGTTATGATATCAGAACTAAAGATTGGTGGTATGGTTACACTAGAAGATGGCACTCCTGCTCCTGTAGGCGAACATCAATTAATGGATGGTACATCTATTCAAGTTGATGAGTTAGGTGCTATTATTGAAATTGCATCACCTAAAGAAGATACAATTGTAGAAGAACCTGTTGCACCTGCTGCACCTGTAACACCTGCACAAGACACAACTGCAATGATTCAAGAGTTGAAGAATGATTACATGAAGAAAAAAATGGAATTAGATGCGAAGATTGCTGAATTAGAAAGCAAAGTAAAAAGTGGTTTTGCACAAGTAGCTGAATTAGTAGAGGCACTTTCAAACACACCAACTGCAGAGCCTACTCAAAAAGCAGCAAACGCATTTCAATCTTATGTAACTACTAATGATAGTAAGTACGAAAGAATTGAGAAATATAGAAACGCAATTTTAAACAAATAAATTAATAAACAATGGCATTTTCAGTAGGTTCATTAACAAACTATACTAAAGAGAACGAAGCATTATTGGTTACTTCTTCAGTATTAGGCGCAAAAACTGCAGCTTTAATTAAAAGCGCAGGTAATGTAATGGTTGGTGTAAAGTCTGCAGAGACAATCAACATTATGGATACAGATGCATTTTTCCAAGCAGGTGGTACTTGCGGTTGGAACGCATCAGGTACAACTTCTTTCACACAAAGAACTGTAACAGTAGGTAAAATCAAAGTACAAGAGGCTTTATGTCCTAAGACATTAGAATCTAAGTATTTACAAAAGGCTTTACCAACAGGTTCTACTTATGATTCAATTCCTTTTGAGCAAGACTTCACAGATAGAAAAGCAAAGACTATTGCTGCTCAATTAGAGACTGCAATTTGGCAGGGTGATACTGCATCTGCAAATGGTAACTTAAACAAGTTTGATGGTTTAATCAAATTGATTGGTGCTGCTTCAGGTGTTGTTGATGCAAACGTATCAGGATTTATTTCAGGTGCGCCTTTGACTTCTATTACTACTGCAAACGTAGTATCTTTAATGGATGGTGTTTACAGAGCAATTCCTGCTAAAGTAGTATCTGCAGAAGATATGGTTATTGTTTGTGGTATGGATACTTTCAGAACTTATGCTATTGCATTAAAGAATTCTAACTTATTTAACTATTCTTTTGATGGTAAAGCTGATTCTGAATTTGTATTGCCTGGGACTTCAATTAGAGTTGTAGCTTTACAAGGTCTTAACGGAACTAATGATGTTTACGCAATGCGTTTAAGCAATTTGTTCTTAGGTACAGACTTATTAAATGAAGAAGAAAAGTTTGAAATCTTCTTTGCTAAAGAAGCTGATGAAGTAAGATTTGCTGCTGAATTCAAAATGGGTGTGAATATCGCATTCCCTGATGAAATCGTAAAAGTAATTATCTAATTATAAAGGGGAGTTGAAATATACTCCCCATTTTTTAAAACAATAAAATAATACAATATGCCGTGCGCATTAACACAAGGATATACCTTAGATTGCCGTGATTCACTAGGTGGTATTACGGAAGTTTATTTTATTGCAAGTTCAGATGTAACTTCTACAACCGAAGCTAGTGGTGTAATTACTGCATTAGTAAAGGCTACGGGTAAAAGATTCTATAAATACGAATTAACAAAAGGAACATCTATGTTTACAGAGAATGTAGCATCAAATGTTCAAAATGGTACTTTGTTTTATACACCTGAATTAACAATAATTTTAAATAAGCTACAAGCAAATACAAGAAATGAAATCTTGTTATTGGCACAGAACAGACTTGTAGCAGTTGCAAAAGATAATAATGGTAAGTTTTTCTACTTAGGTAAAACAAGAGCATTAGATTTGACTGCAGGAAACGCAACATCAGGAACTGCTGAAGGAGACAGAAGTGGTTACACTTTGACTTTTACAGGCGCAGAGCCTCAATTAGCACCTGAAGTAAATAGCGCAGTCGCTGCTGCACTTACAACTGCAGGATAAAAGTTTGTAGTTTTTCATAGTTTAGTTCCCCTGCTTAGTTTTCTAGGTGGGGGTTTTTATTTTGTAAATATTCATATAAATGCTATTTATAATTGATGATACATTTAACTAAAGGCGAAACTAATATTATTGTTATGACATTAACTGAAAAGCAGTTACTGACTAACCCTAACTATCTTTTTGTGTTTACGAATAGAAGCAGCAATAATGTCATATCATTTGTGGTTTTAAACGCATCTGATACGAGTATATACAAAGACAGATTTAATCAGTTTAGCATAGTTACAAATACTAAGTTTAAAAACGCATTAGAAGGTCAGTACACTTACGAAATATACGAACAGGCTAGTACTACAAATTTAGATATAACAGGCTTAAATAAGCTAGAAACAGGGATTATGTGGCTTTCAGGTTCTACCTTGACATATAACCAATATACAACAACAGACACTTATACAATTAGACAATGATAGATTTAAGAGTATTAACATTCGCAGAAGCTAGACAACCTGAATTTAAAGAGAAGAAGGGTATTGATGGTGGCTACATTAAATATGGCGAAAACAATGACTATCCCGAATACATAGTAGATTTATATAATAAGTCATCTAAGCATAGTGCCATTATTAAAAGTAAGGTACATTACATTACAGGCAATGGTTGGTCAGGAGATTTAGATGCACAAGCATTTATTGAAAAAGCAAACAGAGTTGAATCCTTAAACGATTTAACAAGAAAGGTATCTTTAGATATTGAAATATTTGGTGGTGCATTTTTAGAAATTATTTGGGATTTATCAGGTAACCTTGCAGAGATTTGGCATTGTGATTATACAAAGATGCGCACGAATAAAGATAATACGCAGTATTGGTATAAAGAAGATTGGAAAGATAATAAAGTAAAGCCTGAAGTGGTAGCTGCATTTAATCCTAAACAACCAACAGGTAAGCAGATTTTATACGTTAAAGAATACAGACCTAACATTGGTATCTATGGATTGCCTAGTTATTTTGCTGCATTAAACTATATTGAATCTGACATTGAGGTATCTAAGCATATCTTAGGAAATGCACAGACAGGGTTTTCTGCTAGTAAACTTATTACGTTGCCAAATGGTGAGCCTAATGATGAAGAAAAGCGCAATGTAGATAATAGAATTAGAAAGACATATAGTGGTGCAGATGGCAAGAAGTATATGATTGCCTTTGTGAATGACATATCTAGAAAGCC